ATATTTCATCAGAAAATATATTTGACTTTTCTTCAACAATCGTGTCCCAACCTTGTGTACGATATATCAAGTCATCGTTGCCCATAATCAGGATATCTGCTGGATTTTCGGATAAGCTAGGGCTTGTTGCGTAGTTGGCAAGAAAGTTCCAAGAAATAGAAACAGACTGCTGTTCTGCTACAAGATTACAAGAGTTATCATGTTGCGTCTTCGTGTAATCTTCGTATGCTTTTTGTCGAGGATCATCTTCATCAATATAGTTCCAACAAAAAACTCTTTCTGGATTTGCCGCTGTTTTATATACAGAGTCGAGAAATGTATCAAGTTTTCCTGGACGAGCGCGTGTCGGCGTGAGTATCGCAATCTTTTTCATTATATTCTCCAATGTTCCGCAACCCACCCACGAGGTTCAAATACTGTTCCCCATGGACTTACGGTTTCTGATATAGCTTGGTGTGGATTTGGTTCGCCGTGAAAACATACTATTGAGGTACCTTCAATCAATCCTTCATCGTAACACTCATACTTATAAGACCTGAGTTGATTAGGATAAAGATGCTGTAGAAGGTCCGGACCGTCCAATAGTGCATGAAGCATCTCACCGTCACCACGAAATTGTTTTATTGCTTCTTCTTTATTGATATCAAACCAATTCCATATTTGATGACCGACTTTATAATTCCAAGCAAGGACGCCAGATTGAAATACATTACGGTATTGATCAACGTTTTCGTACTTGTAGTTAGCCGTGCCGAGATTTTCGATCCCCATAATCTCACCGCGGTAATCAAGAAGCCAATCAATATTACCAGTAATTGCAGTATCAAGATCGAAGTAGACAATCCGTTCATTGAGTTTATACCTGTTATCAAAGAGTACAAGTTTATTCCACCAACCAGTTAATCCTTTCGGAAGTTCTTTCGTTTCTACGTTGGGAATATCCGTATCTGAAAAACAAACAAAATCAAAATCTATTGTTGTATTACGCTCAACCATCGCTTTGAGAATCTGAACATATTCATCAGAATAAAGCGTTCCCCACTTTACGCATACAACAGAGACATCAGACATGACCACCAACCGTCTCACGAACNATATCTTCACTGATTGGTTCGAGATAATAAATTTCTAAAACTTCAGCATCAAGAGCGGTACCTTCAAACCAATGATACTCTCCAGGTTTGACTGATGTAAACTGACCCTGATGTAACTTTGTAACGTCAACCAGTTCGTAATCGTTCTTTCGAGTATGTATATGTATTGATCCACTCACACAATAAAACATATTCCACTTGCGTTCATGCATGTGAACTGAACATTTCATTTTTGTTTTTACATGTATTCGATGAAGTTCAATCATCGGAGTAACGAGTAGAGGCTCAGTTGTTCCCCATATCTTTCCTTGAATCATAATATTCTCGCTCTTCTTTCATTTTTCTCAAAACAAATTGATCCCAACTTTCCATTTTATTATGGAGTTTATAGTCGAACCTTTGCCACTTTTCGAGCTTCGGAAATGTGTTTTGGTTTCCTGTGGTATTTGCCTGAGATATTTCCATTGTACCAACCATCTTCTTCTAACACGTTATAAAGAAATTGTTGTTTGACTTCTTCATAGTTACAATCGCCTCTCGTAGTATGTAAAGATAATATAATACGTTTAAAGTTTAGTTTACCATATGTTTCGATGTCTGTCAAGAGTTCTTCGGAACTTCCGTAGTATTCTTTCCAGTTGCTCTCAGATTTTTGACGGCGTTTTTTACCTTTTACCTTGCGAATATTGTAAAAGTATTTCCGTCCAATATATTTTCTACCATCTGTAAGGTTCACTATCATATAAACAAAACCAACGTAATTGTCTACATCTTCATCATCAAAAACTTCCTCGTCAAATGTCCAAGGGTTTTCATAACTCATTCATTACTTTCGTTTTCGTCGGTATACGGCCATTCATCTTCATCCCAATAATATTCTTCAGTTTCTTCATCTTCTTCATAAATGTCTGCACCGCACATCGGACAATATTCAATTTTTTCATCGCTATTATATGTTATCGTATATTCTGCACCACAATCATCACAGAGTATTATTTGCTTCATTTTATCCATGTGATTATCCTTATGTTAAGTCTACAACTTCACATACTCCAGCAGTACAAGCTAACTCTTGTGAACCAGAAGTCATATCGGTAAGTTCATACTCCGATAACTTTGACCAATCAACTTCTTTAGGCAATGTCTTCGATGTTTCTTCGTATTCTTTCATTTCAATATCTTGATACGGTGCTTGTTTATATGTATGCTCCGAGAAAGGCAAGAAACTGATTCCGCTCATGTAATCAAAGTTATCATATACCCACGCACCAACTTGCATCCACTCGTGTTCTTTGACGGTAATTGTAACAGATGGCTTGTGTTCGCACCAATATTTCTGATATGTCAACCACATTTCTAACTGTTCGATTGCGTCCATATCCATGCGGAACACAGCGCCCTTTTCGACTTTCATTGGAAAAGAGAATACAGAAGTGTGGCTCGGATTCATCACATCATCTTCGACAGGAAAACCTGCATCAATCATCATTTTCGTCAATGGGTCTTTCTTATCACCACGCACCGTGCGGATGTAATATGGATTATGCCGAGCATGAATACCAGATGCAGCATCAACCAACTGACTGACTGTACCCGATGGTTTGACGCATGTTATAGCAACACTCTGATTGATGCCAATTTTTTCGGCCATTTCTTTATTCGTTTTGACTGCTTCTGCTTTGAGTTCCATCAAAAGAGATTTAAGGACATCATCGCCCTTCTTACCGTTCGTGAGTTCACAGTCCATAATACCTGTCAGAGAAACACCAAGAAGTCTTTCTTCTTCGCAGTTCTTCTTCCATGCGGCTGATAGATATCTAAAGTTCACAAGAGTTGACTGGAATGTACCAAGAATGGTAGCCAGACGGACTTTCTTCATCAATGTTTGTCTTGTATCAGACGCGCGGACAACAACTTCTGATAGATTACAGAACTGGCGACTGCGAAGAATGATTTCACTGCATGGATTCGTACCAAACTCATAGTCTCCGACTTCACGGCGACCACTCATTTCAGCCATCTTATTAGCACTTTCACGGTTAAAAATGCCGCGCTCACCAGATTTAGAATCATATAGTGACTTCCATTCGTCCATAAAGATGCCGATATCTGGCTTTTCTGTGTAACACGCACTGTTATTTGCAAGAGCGCGTTGACCTTCATCAATCCACCACTGACCGGATTTTGCATGGCGCATACGATCATCAGAAAGATTTGAAAGACTAATCAATGCAGAACGGCGAACACCACCAACAACTACAACTTCTGCAATCTTACAAACGATATCATGACATTCAAGCGAAGAGAGTTTACGACCAGCAGCTCCACGAAACTTCTCAACACAAAAAGTAAACAGACTATCAAGAGGATCAGGTCCACTTGACCGACCGCCAAAAGTCTTGAGAGGAGCACCTGCTGGACGAAGTTTTGACAAGTCCCACTTCGGCATCTGACCAACATACAGCATACCAACAAGTTCTTTGAGACCTTTTGCCCAACCAAGGCGACTATCAGAAACAACAATCGTCGTATCTGTTTCATGAAAGTCATCAGCAACGTGGGGGAGTTCGTTTACATATTGTCGTTCAACACTAAATCCAACACCGGTACCATTCATCAACACATAGAGTATTTCATCAAACGCTTGAATACGGTCAACAGCAACATACGAACAGTTATACCCAGCAATGTTTTCACGCTTGAGTGCTTCACCAGCAGTCATCAAACAACGCATCGACGGCATCACTTGCAACGAAAGAACAGCCTCTTCTAACTCTTTACGAATACTACCAACATCATAATCATGCATGTCTTTCAAATGCTCAGTGAAAAAATCGAAATATCGAGATACAGTTTCTTCCCAAGTTTCACGCCGGCCCTTTTCAGGCAACCAACGAGAGTACCGAGATAAATGAATGAATTGTTGATATAGTGTTGGTAAGTAGTTTGACATTATTTTTCGTCCTCTATCGTTTTAATAAGCGGAAACACTTCTGCAATAATCTTCGCACATGTTTTCGCTATTTCCATGTGTTCTTTCTGCGTTCCATTGGCACTTCTTAAAGAGATGTAATGTACCCAACTACGCAACGTACCATTCATATAAAGTTTTGTTTTTGTAATACCTTCTGGTAATACTTTTCTTGCTTGTTCTTTTGCTATTCCATTTTCTAGTGCCCAGTCGTAAACATCTTTACATTGTTGAGCAATTTCTATTTGTTTTATTTTCCACTGATTTTGTAATATAATATTATTCACTTCTATTGAGTTCTGACGGTTCTTCGTATCTTGTAACCGTGCTTCACTAAACTCAAACATATCGCCTTGCTCTTCAGGATTCGCATATCGTTGACTAAATTCTTGAAAAGAAAAAGAACGATGGCGAACAATCTGATGAGCAATATCTCTAGTAGTATCAATCTCTAAACAAGCACTGACCATTTCGAGAGGCGACCAGTGTTGGTGTTTGATTAAATATTTAATAAGACGCTCGGATGTTTCTGAGTTAATCTGATTTGACGGATTCGAAACACGAGCGCAGTATGCAATCAGTTCTTGAGCATTGTCTATGATATTTAAGTCCGATGCCTCAGGAATACGAGAATAAGATATCAGTCGGACGTTCATTAACATCTACTCCATGTATTGATTTTCATTTTAAGGGCTAGACCTGAGTGCGTATTATAATTTATAATATTGAGAATTTCGCTCTGTGATCGCCCGTTCATAACCATTTCATTAATATCTTTCTCTTTAATATTGTCTGGCCAGACAACCATTCTCTGTCCATCTTTACTTCCTCGTTGCATAATATTAATAATCTCTCTGTTTCGAGGTTGGTTATCAAATATGTATATGACCTTATCTGTAGTCAAAACTTCATTGACACGTTTAAGGTCAGCACCGCCGACGGCAATACTGTTCGGAATAAACATACTATCAATCGGACCTTCTACACAATATACGTTCTTTGTCTGATCAATACTATCCATATTATAGATGAGGGGTGCGTCTTTGTCAATCTTTATTGTAATATATCTTAAACCAGATTTACGAAACGACCGACCCTGTATTGCAAATACTTCTTTCTTTTCATTAATAAAAGGAATAATCAAGCGGGGTTCATCGTTCTTGAGGGCGATATCGTCAAACATACCAGGCGAAAGAAACTCATTAACAAAAGCATTAAACTTCGGACAATAAAAGAGTTTAAAATGTTGATTGGCTGGAATCTGCCGTTTCTCAACATAGAGTTTTGCGGGATGATCATGCGCTAACTGACTAATCTTTTTCAGTTTCTTCAGTACACCACTTGACATAAACTTAGGAGGAGCAAAACTCGTAATGTCTGGCTCTTTTTTCTTTTCTTCGTCGCTCTCTTTATATTTCTCAAGTCGATACTGTTTCGAAAGACCACTGTTTATCATATCAATGAATTTTGAAAATGCCATTGACGCACCACAATTGTGGCAACGATAGAATAAAGCTGTCTTATGCTGAAAGACATATCCTCTTGCCTTCTTCTTGTTCTTCTTACTATCGCCACAAACCGGACAGCGAAAGTTAGCAAGATAAGGATTACTTTTCTTTACCTTAAACAGTTCAAGTTGTGAAGATATTAAGTTCGCAAATTTTATATCGATCCATAACGTATTCATAAGTTACCAATACTATTAGTCATTAACAGGTACAAGACCTATTATAACTTAATAAGAAGTAATGTCAATGATTTTATGAAAATAAGCCAGATAAAGTTTTAATTTGCGCTAATATAAAACCAACAGCAGCAGCGATACCGACAACGAACCAACGCCACTTTTCTAAACGTGCGAGTCGGTCCTCTACTCCACGAGAACATTCGGCATTGTGTTTTCGCATATCTTTCATCTCATCCAACATTTCTCTTTTGAAATCAGAAATACGTTGATGAATCAGTTCACCTTGGTGTTCTTGATTTTGTAAGCGATTTTCATGGATTGCAAGCATTTTATCAACTGACTGGCTTACCTCTGTAAGACGATCAATCGCTATATCAAACTTAGCCGCAAGCTGACCAAGTAATTCCATATCTCGCTTAAGGAGTTCTACTTCTGTTTTTATTTCTTCTGGCATTTTTTTTATTTTTGACTACATTTACACGCTGGACAAGCGCAAGGTTGATTTTTATCTGTCATACCAACACCAATCAAATCAGCACATACTATTGTATCACAATGACAATCGTGACCGCAATCCATGCAGTAACCAGCAGATTCATACTGAAGTTCGATATCTAAACCATCATGAGGCATTTTTATCTTCTTCTCTTGGAATAATTGACCAACGACCAAACAATACAACTGCATAGTATGCAGCATATATTTTCCAACTAGGAACCGATGGTTCTGCATCTTTCATTGCCATCAGGAAAACTTTGTCAGCAGCTTTCTTAGCAGCAACAACTTTATCCCAATCTATATGACCCAGCCCACGATTTTTTCCACGATATAAACGAATTTGTTTATATAGAAGATCATGGATGATTGCAGCACGAGCAATATCCCACGGAGCAATTAACCACCAGATAGCACGAGGAACTGAAGCAAGATCAGTTTCAAAACCTTTTGTACATCGTATTTCATTCTCTTTGCCGCCAAGACCAATCGCATGAAATGCTTCGTTATCGATGTCATCATTCTTATAAGAAAGCAACCGCTCAAGAATCCACTTACGAGGCGGATGAAACTCTGCTGAAATTTTATTATTGAACTTACCCATGATACCCTCTTTTTTTATTATTTAGTAGTTGTACCTTTGCTCTTGACATAGGCTTCTTTACCAAAGAATGCAGCAACGATAGCAGCAACGGAAACGAAGTATGTTGGTGCCATATTACCTAATACAGTTGCCGCAGCGTCCAGTTTTATAAACACTGATATTACAACAAGCGAAGGATATAGTAGCATACCGAATAATGCAAACCACGCCATCATGCGCTGTGCATCTTCTTTCTTATCCTCATTATCTAATCGCATTAACTTTTCGTCCATAGCCAACTCCTCATCAGTTACTACACCATCACCATCAAGATCATATTTTTCATACTTACTTTTCGGTTCGAGTTTTTTCGTTGCCATCTTTTTTACCCTCGTAATAATCTTTGTATTTTTGTAAGATGCTTTTATTCAAGATTATATACTTTCGGACTTGGGCAAAGTTCACTGCAAGAGTTTCATAACCATCATCAGTAAGTCCAAATAACACGACATCTTTATTTTTCTTTTTTAAGTCATCGAATACCTGTTTATAGTTTTCTTCAGTAATAATAATCCAGTCGAGTTCTTCCATCTCCAACGCTTGAGGCGCGTTAAGATTCAAAGGTGTTCTTTCAATCTCCTTTGTAAAGATTTCTAACTCTTTGACTGAACTACAACCACTAATTGCCGTAAGGCTGATAAGAAGGATTGGCAATACCAGTGCATTCTGGATTAATCTCTGACTTCTTTGTAGCATTTTTTTCTTTCTCTGTAAGAGGTGCGCCCATCGATATTTCCATACACCGAAGAGCGTTACGGGTTCCTTTATTTATTACTCGTTGTACGAGTTTTGGTTTATCTTCAGCAAGGGCGCCAATATCTCTTTTCTTACCACTTGCGTTTATTTTTGAAAACTTATCTCGCAAATTTTCAATAGAAGCATTGAGTTTTTTATTCAACTCTTGTTGCTCGACCATCGCCGTTTGTATTGCTTTTACATCTTTCAATTGCTGTTCAATCACTGCCTTCTGTTGACTAACAGATTGTTCAAGTTTCGCATTGTTTGCTTCGCTTGTCGCGAGGTCGGCTTGAAGTGCTTTAACATATGCAAACGCACCAGCAGCTCCACCAATAACAATAACAACCATGGCTATTTTAAGATACGTGAACATTACTGTCTGCCTTTCCAAAATCCAACTTTAAACCAGTGTTCTTTTGTGTAAGGTGTTTTATTTCGATATCCTTGTTCTAACTTGTATATCTTTGTTCCATCGCCATCATATTCCCATGCTCGTAAGTTTGGATCATGACTTTGAATCGGACCTTCTTTTTCTTTGCTCATGCAATCAATCCTGTTTTGTATACAGTATTACCGTTTTCTTTCATAGCAGTTAACGACTGCTTACGATTGCTCCCGTCTGCTTTATATGATACATGAACCCAACCAGAATCTGGAATACCTGGCGTGTAGAACTCAAGTATCAACTGATCCCATTCAAGATTGTCTTCTATCCACTTTGCAATATCATAGTTTGCTACACCTGGACATTCAATATCAACTGCTTCACCTTTACAGTGTTGAGACTTTGACGAGCCACCAACTGCTTTGTTCAAGTCTGGTCCACGGTACCCTGAATTAATTGTTGTCGGACCAAACTGATCACGCACAGGTTGAACTACCTTATCAAATAGTTCAAATGCGTTATCTAAATGTTCTTGATCTGGTGTGTTATCAATGTCAAGTCTTAACGCTGTTTGAGATTTTGTAAACTCAGCGAGGGAGAAGTTCTTTGAGAGTTTCATAATCTATTCCTATCTTCTGCTTTCAACATGATCATTTTGTAAAAGTGTAATATCGAATGATGAACTAATTGTGGATCCTGTATCTGCTATCGCTCTAATTTCAATATCTGTTTTTTCAGGTAAAGCAAAAGGAACATCATATTTTCTTCTATGGAAACCACCAGGAATATCCATAATATCTCTTGTTCTAAAAATTAGTCCGTTTCCAATTGCTCTCGTATATAAAGTTACAGTGGCGGCATTATTATATTCACCTAGACCTACGTTCCATGTGTTGAGATATCCCGTACAATGAGCTGGAATAGTATATATTGCAAGCTGAGTTTGCCCCAAACCAAATGTTGTTCCAGTACCAATAGTGCCAATGTCCGCCAATACAGTTCCAGAACCACCAGCCCCTGTTGTTACTATTACGTTACCTTCATTAGTTTGTGTTGATCCTGCGCTTGAAACAAAAGCGCGTAATACTCTTAAAAATGATTTTGTTGAAACCGCCCCACCTACCGTAAGGGTTTCTGCTATTTCAAGATAGTTAACATCTAATCCTTGTACAGTAATTGTTCTTGCGCCAGTACCAGCAGCAGCATCGGCATTATCATTGCTCGTAACATAAACTGTAGATGGTGATGTAAGATAAGTATAAGTTCCACCGTACATCCAAATTGTTTCTGGCGCACCCCCTACACTTGGATTTCTACCAAACTTATGTACAACAGTCGCACCTCTAACAAGATTCCTTGCAATATTCAAATTTTCGTCATTGATATATTTCAAATAAGGCATTACTTATCTCGCTTCTTATCGGCTTCTCTCGCGATTTTTTTAAGATAAGCAACACCATTAATATAACGACCCTTCTTCTTTCGCTCACCTTTCGGTCCTACACGAAACGGTACTTTTTTCCAGTGAACAGGGTCATCACCAGTACCCGCAACAGCAGGTCCGGTGACGTTAGCAATTTCTTCGCTGAGTTGTTTGAAATTCTTTTGAGAGTTTTCTTGAAGGTATTCCATATTTCTCACAATTTCTTCAAGCACCGCATTTTCATCAGAAAACGATTCCTCTGTGAGAGTATGTTTCTTTTCTGTTTCCTCCCTGATGAGGAACAGAGCGGCAGCAAACGTGGCAAGTTTACTACTAAGACCAACTTTACCCATTAGTCTTTTAATATTGTATATGAAACGCCAGTAATATGAGAGAGCGTCTTTCTCTTCTTTTGATTGCGCTTTCTTTAAACGCTTACCTTTTTCATCAATCAATCCAAGTTTAAAGGCGTCAGTCTCTTCGAATGGAGTACTAAGGTCTTTTACGATTCGATATAAAAGATATAAGTTAACTACATTGGCCATTAGATTTCCCTTAGTACTTCTACAATGTGTGGATCCATTACTACATTAGAATCAAAAATTACCTCTTCATTTAAACCAATTGGTTCCACGCGCTCTGGCCAATAATTTAAATAGACCAGAAAAGGTTTTATGTATTCGAGGTGTTCGTAGAGACGGAAGCAGAGCATTCTTGTACATGCTTTATGAAAGAAAACATTATACAAGACGATAAGATGATTTAATATCAATCTTTCTCTTAGCTCTCCTCCGTCCTTATATCTACGAAACAATCTCTTTATATATTTTATGCGGTCAAGGTCTTCTTCAAATTCAATTTGGTCCCCGTTGGGATTCTCGTAGAATTTCGCAGCAAACAACATAAAGTTAGAATCATCAAGGGTTTCAAACATTCATAGTATTCTTTTTATAATTTATATTAAGACGCAAAAACGCTGAGTGCTACCCTTTTGATTACAGTGTTTGAAGTTGCAACATAAAGATAGTTCTCATCAAATAGTATTGATCCTTCCATACCACCACCAAGTTCTGTCGTCGCGTTATTTGACACAGTACCTGTTGAAGGAGCAATTGTAATAAATCTTGCAGCAGTACGAGGCCCACGAGCAGTGGAAGTAAAGTTCACGTTACTTGAAATAATCGTGTTACTACCAGCAATCGTAGTATTCGCAGAAACAGAAAGAGTGCTGACGGCAGTGTTAGGCATGCCGCCAGCAAGATTCTTAATTGAAATCTGTTTACTCGTAGGAGTACCACTTGGATTATCAACAATCAAAAGCAAGTCTTCGCTTGCAGGCGAAGCTAAACTTGTGAGTTGTGTTACCTTTTTATCAGCCATATCGATACACTCCTAGTTAAAATTAAGCAGTAATCGTAAATGTGCCAGTAGATGTAACAGTGTTTGATACAGCCGAAGTGATAACATCGTTTGCAGCTTCAAAACCGGCGTTCAAAGAAACAAGGTTAGCAGCAAGAGATGTAGCGTTAATAATCGCACTTGCGCCAATCGGTATCTTATATGTACCAGCATCACCAGCAGTTGGTGTGAATGTAAACACAACTTGGTTGTTTGCGCCTTTAATATGCGTATTCGCATTACCAATCGCAGCAGTTGCAATAACAGCGTTGTTACCACCAGCCGTGTTTGCAAACGTCAGCTTGAGCGAACCTGCGTTACCGGCGTGCTTAACAGGCTCGTTGAAAACAACTACGAGTTGATGGGCAGAACCACCTGCACCGTAAAGTGCGGCAATTGAACTTACATCATCAACTGTTGAGTTTGCAATGAATACTTCAGCAATGTCAGGGAAACCCATACCACCAGTTGATGGTGTAGCATCTGGTCCGGCAGGACCTGCTTTACCACCAGCAGCAACGAGAACTTCATCGATCTGGCGCGTAACTGAACTTGCACCACCACCGTTCATCAGGCGGTGTTCACGTCGAACCCAACCTTTATCGGTAACGATAACATTACGTTTATTTTTCTTTTGAAAACTTTCATCGTTTGGCTGGCCGCCTGCTTTATAGCTGGCTCCAGTTGTGGATGAATTGGCATCGTCGTTCTTTTCAGAACCAAATTTCCAACTTGACATTTGCGTTTCTCCTTCGCTTTTCGTTGGTTAATCTTCCGAACTACTCGGCATAATATAGTTAGTCAATTTATTTATTTCTTTTTAAAAGGTGCGTTTATAGCATCCTGTCGTCTTTGTTCTTTATCTTTGTAGTCACCCTTATGAAAGTCCATCATATGTTTATGTGACTTAGAGATATGCTGAACAGCATTCTGTTTTTGCTTTGCATCTTTAATGCCATCAATCTTTGACATTACACTTTGTGCTACTTTCGCAGGCACTTTGACTTTTTTGCCATCATCAAACTCTACGTCTTTCAGACCACGAAGTGATACTGACTTGCGAAGTTGCATCTGAATATGTTCTCTATCATCAGAACTCGAACTTTTACCATCTTTACGAGGGCGACCACGACCTTCATCAAGGCCAACTTCTTCTTTCATAACATCTTTTACATGAGGATTTACCTGACCTTTAGCAGTTTTTACCATAAGAATTCTGCCTGATTGTCCCATAACTATGCCGCTAATAGTATCACCAAGTTCTTTTCTTAGTCGTTGCATCTCAGGTTCACTGGACTTAGCCACATTAATAGTGACCTTATCGCCCTTTTTGAACGCTTCATCAAGGCCAACTTCTTCTTTAAACTTACCCTGATAGGCTTTTGATGATCTTTTCTTCCCTGCTTTAGATCCATATTTTTTCTGCAACGCATCACGTTCTTGAGGAGATAGTTTTTTCTCATCAACTTCTTCTTTATACATATTCAATTCGTATTTCTTATTGTCCATGTTGTACAC